GGCAATTGAACGTGGGCAATTCCACACGTCCGGCGGTGGATTTTCCCTGTTGCCTAATTGACATCCACTATTCCGATTGCCGGGATTTGACCGACACGGAGCAACTTGTGAAATTGAACATCACGCTGAAACTGGCTTTCCCCTACCAAGGGGAATCATACAGTAAGGTACCGGAAGAGGTCAAGAAAAGGGCATTGGAGCGTTATTCCATCGTCAGCGAGGTGCATGATTGCCTGAAAGGATGGACGGCTGAAGAGATGTTCTCGCCGCTAAGCCGCCGGAGCGGACGGCCTTCCGTCATCGCGGGTGGGATTAAAACCTATACGTTGGTTTACGAGACTACCTTTGAGGAATACCAATGAAAAAAGCGGGGTGACCGTTGCCCCGCTTTTCAGTTTTCCCAGTTGCGATACGGGTATTCCTTCCTGAGTTCCCGTATATCTTTCTTCTCCTTGTACAGCCCGTCGAGGTAATCGCCGAAATCGAGCAGGGCATTGCTGATGGTCCGATCCTCCACATGGAACTCCTCCGACAGGATACGCATCACATCATCGAAACGCCTCCGGCGTATCTCCGTCCAGTAGTAATAACGGGCGATTAGTTCCCGGTTGCGCCTGTACACATGCTCCTGGCGGCTGGTCTTGCCTGCCGCAGTCTGCACGGATACGCGGGTACGCCTCTGCCGGATACCCCCGCCTTTTGTCTCAACGTTCAAATTCAATTCGTACTGCTGTTGCATGGAATCCAATCTTTTCAAATGCAAAAATATACAATCCATCCCACACTTTCCACTATTTTCTGCATATTTATGCAATAGACACAACCTGTGGAAGGACCAGGCAGATCAGCCAAAGAAGTACTACGCTCAAGTAAATCGAGAGGCATGAGGGGAAATTATAAAAGAAAACCGCCTCGCAACTTAGAAAAATCTCCTGTTGCGAGGCGGCTTGTTCTCGGTTATCCCTTAACGTTACTTGTTGCGGGAAGCCTCCAGCACAGGAAGGTTCGTCTCGGTTGGAACGTAAATCACCGTTTTGTCGTTTAGGTTACTCTGTTGCCTTACCCATAGGTACTGTATATATGCCGGCGTCAGGCTCCCATTCTCAATCTTGATGGCCTCCGCCGCTCCCTTCGCACGTTCCACCTCCGCTTGTGCGTTCAGTTTCTCGGCCTCCAGATTAGCTTTCGCCTCCTCGATCTTGATACGCCGGTTTTGTTCCGCCTTGGCAAACTCCGCCTTTCCTGACATTTCTTGCTGCCAGACATTGTACCGGGGACAACCATATAAACCGCCAAATACGATGATCATAATGGACCATACAACCACTGTTCCCCAAAAGGCTCCAAATAATCTCTCTTTCATAATTGTTTACGGTTCACCTATACACCATAAGGTTCTAAGTTTCAAAGATGAAATATCTCTTTAATGATCTGATACAACAGTATAGAAGGCGGAACAAGCATAATGATCCCATACATCACAATGGCTAAAGAACTCCTTTCTGACGCATAAAAGCATATAAGCCCCATCAACAAGAATAAGGCCAACGTGATTAACACCGACGCGATAAACGCTATGATTTTATTTTTCATTTCTGTTCCTCCAATTTTTGCAACCGTTTCAAGTGATAAGCCACCGCCTCGAAAAATTCAAGGCTCCTTTCGCTTTGCCGTTTGGCATCCCGGCTTCTTAATCTTGGAATACGTTCTTTGATCGATTCCGCTGCCCCTTCCGCTGTCCCTTCCGCATCTTTGATACATTGGGAAACACAGGGCACGAGCCCCATCTGTTTTGCAAACTGTTCCATATTTATTTTCTAATGAATATTAAACCCTTCCGACTGTTCACAGAAATCCGCCAGCATTTCTATCTTATGTAAAAACTCTTCAGCCGGTGGTTCTGCTTTTTCCCCTAATATGGATTTAATCTTGATTTGTCCCTGTTCCGACAGTTGGTCCCATTCTTCCTTCAACTTCCTTTTTACAGAGACATACCCCCTAAAGAGCCTCGCCATGATACAGGCTTCTTCTTTTGTGACTTCAAATCCGTCATTGCTTACCGGACTGCCATCTTTCCGGGGACCGTCATAAATATATTTTCCCGGAGAAAATGTGTGGTCCCCATAGCCGAACAGGTAGCAAGCACCGGTTTCGTTCAGTATGACGGGCCATGTGAATATCATCCCGTGTTTACTATCGAGCCCTTCTTTTTTAGGTATTAAATCATATCCCATAATCCAATCCTTTCTCCGGCACATAGGCCGATACATACGTTGTTATTTCACACGATACGATTACCCGGCCGGAGCCTTTGCATTGCGGGCAAACCATCCCGTTTTTTGTGCCGATCCCTTCGCATACCTTGCAAACCACGATATGCGGTGGTATCGTTTTCTCCCGTTTGGGTAACAGTCCATCCGTTTTATTCGGTCGATCTGCTTTTCTTTTGAATCTGTTTAAAATACTGTTCATTTGCTTACATTTTTGTTTTATGATTCATAGTCCGCTTCCCATTCCACCGTGACCGTCGCCCTCACCTTACCGGTTCCATCACAGAGGTCGCAGGGGATGAAGGTACGGGTGTTGTGGCCGGCCGTATCCCGGAAACCGCCTTGCCCGCTGCAACGGGGGCAGGGGAAACCGCCGGCGTACCGCGTTTCCGTCCGTGCTCCGTAGCTATCTGGATTGATCTCCAGTATATGTTTCATTTCGCTCATTCTGTTCTCCTTTCTTCTTTAAAACAATGTAGGTTCCTTTGATTCTTTCAGATACTCCAGAACCAGGTAGTCCAGCGGCTGGGTCTCCCAGTTGATGCCGGGGCGGTGCTGGTAGAGATGGCGAAAGCGTTCCCGGAACTCTTCCGGCAGCATCGCGCTGTCGAGCTTCGCCATCGGCAGGTTGATCTGGTCGAGGGTGAGAGTGGCAGCGTGCGTGATCTTCGCGTCGCCTTTCCACACCCAGTCGCTTCCCTTTTTCAAGTAGACCTGCTTTACCGCTCCGATGGCATTCCTCACCGGGTGGTGTAGGCGGATCAGCGAGAAGCATTGCCCGTTCAGTTTGTTATTCGGGTTCTCTTCAAATTCCAATCGTTCGTTCATGACTTTGTAATATTTACCGTTTTGTTGTTTGCATTTGAAGCAATAGATCATCCACTTGCCCGAAGTCCTCACCACCCGGCTCACGGTGTAACGGAAGCCGCAGGGGCAGACGTAGATCCAGCGACCGGGGGTGAGGGTGACGGATTGTACCTTCATGCTTCATGCCTTGGTTGCCGATAAAGGAAGAGGACGGTCAAAGCCCTTGTCGTCTTTCTCGAACAGCAGCAGGCTCGTGGTTGTCCGTTCTTCGTAGATGGACTTTTTGAGGCATTCCGAAGCCTTCAGCAGTAGTTCGTCACCGTCTTCTTCCGCTTTCTTGATGAACTTTAACAGGTTGTCCGGAGAGTAATTGCCTTTCTGGTCTTTTGTCAGGAGGTCGTCGATGTAGGAGATCAACCTTTTACTCTTTTCCCCGTCCACCTGGCTTTGCATCCACTCTTTGGCAAAACCGATCCCGGCTTGGATACCGTCATCATAACGGCTCCGGCGGTTGTTGCACATCCGGACCTTTAGGTCGGCATTGGTCGTCTTGAACGTATAAGAACCTTGGTCGGCTTTCGCCTTGTTGTACTTTATTTTCTCGTCTACCAGCGGGTTCAGCTTGTTGATCCATTTATTTTTGAACATCACAATGCCTTCGCTCAACTTGCGGGCTTCATTGAACATTTCAATGACCAGGTCGTTTTCCAACGCGTCAAGAGCTTCTTCATCCCTTGCCCGTTCCTCTTTTTTCTGCCGTTTCAAGGCCTCCGCCTGCAATAGGATGTTGTTTACTTCCTCTTCGCTCAACTTGCTTAAGTCAATAGTCTTTTTACTTAAATCTTCCATTTCTCTGTTGTTTTTAATTGTTACACATCTGTCTATTCTGTATTTTTTTGTATTTTGCGTATTCGTTGCGCAGGTATTCGAGTGATTGCCCCAGCCGGTCGATCTCCTCTTCATATTCGCGGAGCAGGCGGCGCTGCGCCTCCATATCCTTGACCGGACGGGTGAGCAGCATGTCGACCAGGAAGTCCCTCTCTCGCTCCAGATACTCCTTACGGCGGCTCAGCCGCTTGCCCTGTTCTTCGATCTCATCGAGCTTGTCTTGTAATGGTATGTATCGTGCCATCGTCAATCCTCCTCCTTTTGTTTCCGGCGGATAGCGCGAATCTTCTTTAATAATGCCTCCAGTTCCTCGTAATCGAGTCGGTTAAACCGTTTGCCGGCGATCCGTTTGTCGAGGCAGTATGAGTCGACCTTTTTCCAGTCAGCGGTATCGATACCTAACAGTTGCATCTGGTGGAGCACGGCCGATCGCTTGCTTTTCAGGATACGCATGGCTTCGGTCTCCTCGCTACGCACCAGCTTCTCCATCGCACGGATGGCTTCGTTGTATTCGTGGAGCGACATTTCGCGCAGGCTGTCGGTACGCCCGTTCGTGAACTGAAGCACGATCTCTTCCTTGCCCGCTCCCGGCATCTGTTTCAGCAAGCCGTAGAAAGCAGCGTAGTTGTCGGGCTTCGCGTAGCCCTGTTTGGGGGTCATTTGTATTACTTTCATATCCTCTTATTCATGGTTTCCTGATCTTGTTCCGTTGTCACTCCAGTATTCTTCGGCCAACTTTGGGTAAGCGATGTATTCGCCTGTTTCACCGATAAACCGTCCCTTGCTAAAAGCCTTTCCGCCTTCTACCCATATTTTCAACGTCGCGTCATACATCACACTTTCGGCGGCATCTCCTTTCGGATTCTTGCCACGTGCATGGCTGATGAAGATGAACAACTTGTTCGGGAAGGCCTCTTTAAGGGTGATATAGTCACGGTAACTCATCTGGGTGTACTGGAAACTGTCCACTACGACGATGTTGTAACTCTTATGCTGGCGAAGCCTTGTTTTCAGTGCTTTCATGTCTTCCTGTATGAAAGCCAACCGGCGGCTTACTTCCGACATACCGTGCATTTTCAGGTTGTTCTGTACTGTCAAGCACGCACCCTCTTCCAGGCTGTCATAAACTACACGGTCGTATTTGCAAAGTTCCTTGCACAGTTGCATGACAAACGACGTCTTACCGTTGCCACTGTTTCCCCAGATAAACCACACGCCGACACGCTCCGGTGTGCCGAACGCCTCTTTCCATTTTCCCTCAAAAGGGAACGTGTTGTATTTTTTATCCAATATGTCTTTTACGCTCAATGCTCGTTTCATATCCTTTTTGAATGATGTTTGAATAGTGTTCAAATAGCCCTTATTCGCCCATCCGTTTGGCACGGTGGATGGCTTTTTTTACCCGGCGAAGGTCGAAATCGCACGGCTCGGCATCGCGGATGACCTCTTCGATCTTCTTTTTATCCTGTACGCCGTTGGCCATGCAAATAGAATAGACATCGTTGGCGGTCGTTTCTTCCAGTTCAAAGTATTTACGTCCCATGCGGCTGAAGAACTCCTTATAGCCGGGTTTCTGGTGGCGTAGGCCGAGGCTGATACGTTTCTTGATGTAATCGGTACTCATGAAGACGATCCCGCTTTTGTCCTCCAGCTTATTGTACATGCTGATGAAGTAGTGGAACACCGGTTCGGTCAGTTTATCGGCTTCGTCGAATACCAAAAGCGGCGCGTCCATCTGGATCACGTCGTCCAATATCAGTCCCCATATTTCGCGGATATTATGGCCGTCCGTCTTGATACCTACTTTTCGGGCGATCTCACGCACGAAGTCGCCTTTCTTCATGTCCTCGGAACAAAGGATATAGAACACCTCCCTGTGTTCTTCGGCATATATGCGGGCCGTCGTTGTCTTGCCGCAACCGGCCTCACCGACTACCCAAGTGACGTTGCGCCAGCGCTGGGCATCATCCAACACATAACTTATTTCTTGGTAAGCGGACGTTTCCACGATCTGCCATCCGGTTTCGGTTTTTCCGCAGCCTACCTGTGAGGCGATCTTGCGGAACATATCGTCTGAGATATTCTCATACTTGCCGTTCACTATACTGCTGATCGTGCCGACACTGGTGTTCTTCAAACTGCCCGCAGCTTTGTTTTGACTCGGATATTTGGCAACGTATGTCCGGAGTGACTCGCGGATAGCGTCCTTTTCTTTGGTACTTAATGATTCCATATTGTTTGTATTTTATTGATTTACTACTCTATTTTAGAATTTGCATGCCACCTTGCGGTAATCTACCTTGTTGTTCTCCTTCAGTTGGTCCCAAGTAAGGAGGCTGGCTTTTTTGGTGGCACGTCCGATTTGCAATTCTTCCGGATCTCGATCGTATTTTTTCGTCCGTCGATCCACTTGGCGTTGTACTTCGGCAGTAACGCCTTTCATCTTCGGAGTGCTCAACCCGTGTTGTTCCGGAGCCACGCCATAAGCATATTCTATCTCCTTAGCGATAACCTGACGATCGATACGATCTCTGATATTGGCTTCCTGTTCCTGACGGATAAAGGCGGCTTCGCCTTCCGTCTGGTCTTGCAGGGCACGATGGATAACCATGTAAGGCTCGGCCACCCGTTCAAACCGACGTTCCCCGGCGTTGTCCTCCCAATACAGGCGGATGCTGCGCAGGTCGTTCGGGTCATACTTGACATGGAACTGGCGGTAGGTGTTCTTCATGCGCCACTCATGGTCGGGTACGCCGGGACGTTCGTACACCTCATAAGGCAACTTCTTCCCGCCGATGGTAATCTCTATGCCGGAGTCGGTGAAGGTGGCGGGGCGTTTCGTCCAGATCCAGAAGATGTCCACCATGTCGTAAACCGTCACCACATCCGTCTCCTCGTTCACGCTCTTCTCGTACATCTCGATGCGCGGGATGCCGGTCGCCGGGTGTTTGGCCTCGTTCCACGCCTTGCGAGCTTCGGCATAGTGGACTTTCAGTTCTTCCAAAGTGAAAAGTTTGTCCTTGTTTTCTTCGACAAACTCCAAGTTCGGGCGGCTGCTTTCTTTTTTGGCGGTGATATTCATTCCGGTAAACCGCCAGTCTTTGTTCAACTCCTGTGACTGGAAACGGCCGAATGCACTTTCAATCGTTTTGGACTGGCCGCTGTACGGAGCAGTCGCACGGTGCACATGGCAAATCAAATCAAAGAAGCCTGGTTCCGTCGTCCCTTTCTCTTTTTCCAGCCGTTTGTGGCCTCCCTGGTTGTCGTGCACAATTTCATAAGGCTTATGCCCGCTTACTTGGATGGCCATGCGGTAAGCGTTGTATTGCGCCTCAAAGTTCTCGTGGTCGCTAATGTAATACCCTAACAGCACTTCGCTGTACGCATCCATCACCTCATAGACCATCGTGGTACGCATATCCCCATTCTCGTCCTGATAATACAAATTCAGTTTCGTCCCATCACCATACCAAAGCGTGTCACGGCGTGAAGGCAGTTCCGTCCGGTGTTTGCGACCGAAACGTTGGTGTGCCGACAGCTCACCATGCACGGCGTCCCACCAAAGCGGCTGTATCTCCGGACGGGCGAACCACATCGTCAGGCTACGTTTGCTTTTCAGCGGTTTCCAGCCCTTTTCCGAAACAACCCGGTTGTACTCCTCGAATATACGAGAGTCGGTATAGACCGGAACCCGGCTGCGTTTCAAGGCGATCAGGAAGTCACCCGCCTCTTTGGTTATCTTCAACGTGCTGGCGTTACCCAGTTTTCCGGAGATCAATGACACGTAACCCTCTTTCTTGTAGCGGTTGATCTTCTCCCGCAGCCGGGGCAGGTTTTCCGGCAGGGTGTGATGGTAAATCTCGCGCAGGTTCTCGCAGGTGGCAGCCACGCTTTCCCATACGGTGCTGAGGCTGTTGCCATACATCTTGCGCTTGGAGGTTTTCTCTTCCAGGTCGCAGGCCAGCGCATTCAACACCGAAGCGTTCAACGTGTATTCCGCTTTCAGCTTCTCACTGAGTCCTGTTTGAACACCGTTCATGTCGTATTTGAACGTCTCGTAAAAGTCCCTTGCCTTTTCGTCTATTTTCACCCTGTTTCTCATACGTTGTAATTTTAATGCTTCTACCGGATCACCATATTTCGCCACATAACGGGCCTTGTATTTTTCAGGGAGCGAGGAATAGATAATCAATGCGCAGGAACCTTCGCCACCGCCACGTTTGGCGGTTCGGATTCTTTTTCTGGTGATGTTGCTGTTTAAAGTACTATACTTTATAACAGGATCATCGCCAGAGGTAAGCTCCTCATAGGTTACACATAGTTCGTTTTCGAAATATTCCATCACTCAGCTGTTTTGCTTACTAAAAATCTTCCAGTTTGTCTATCGGCACTCTTTTTATCAGCCGCACGGAATTGCCGAAATTCAATACTGCCAAAAACATCACCCAAATCGAATTGCCGTCCGTCAATCCCGCCATCAAGGTAAAACTGAGCAGGAAGTAAACGACATACAGCTTTTCTTTTCCGGTAAGGGTGTGCCACCAGACAAATTCACCTTCAAACGGTTTTAACAAATTCTTCCTCATGGCTTGTATCATTTACCGGTTCGTCACCCACTTCGACACCACCACGCGTCAAAGCCATTTTCCGGATCGCCTTCGCCAGCTTGGTATCCTTCCGGTAAGCCAGCGAATGCGACACCATCTCGTAGGTGCAGTTCATCAGTAAAGCGATCCGCTTTACCTCCCCATGCTCAACTATGATTCGTTTCTTCATTTCTATATCTGTTTTAATCCGTTATTGTTGTTACTTACTTGTGAGCGATCCCGGATTCGAACCGGGGACAATGGCTTCTATGGATAAGTTTCGCCTGTTCTACCTGCCTGAACTAATCGCCCGCCCATCTTTCCGGGCTGTCCTAACCCACAATCTATTTGCCTTAGAATAATTCCACTTGTTGCTTACATGTACTGTCGTAGAAATAGCCATCGGAGTAGAAGGCTATTACCAAGCCGTCGTTATCCACTATGTCAATCTGTGTATTATAGATATTGTTTCCATAGCGTATCTCCAGCGTACAGTTGTTGTAGCGTTTACCTCCGGTTTCTACGCTGCGTTTATCCTCCACCAATCGTTCCGCTAAATACACGGCCTGACGGCTCTCGATATCCATTTCTTGCCAACTATTACGGTTACCTGACTTTCGAATTACTTTCATATACTTAATTTTTAATGTTATTATTCAGCATTTTCCACCTTAAAAAGAAAGTCCCTATCTGCCAATACCCGCTTCACAAAAGACAGGTCGTGTTTATCTACCGGGAAGAACACGGCTTGATAGTCCACACTCGGATAAGCCTTGATAGCCGTTTTCTCTGCCATCCTCTTAACCAGTTCGTAAAGAAATCCGACTGTTTCTGCCGTCGCCTGAGCGATAATCACTTTTGCCTTCATCGTTTCTTATTTATATTCGTTTATAATCGGTTTCAAACTCACGCCGTAGCAGCTCATCAAGCGCCGGATAAGATTCTTTACATAAAAATCGGGAGCAGAAAACACAATCCCGGTCTCTTCTGTGTATCTGAAACTGATACCGTCCATCATCAACACGTAAGCGACTTTGTGCTTCACGCTTTGTGTCTGCCATTCTTTAATCTCGTCATTCATATCCTTTG